GGTCAACGCTGGGACAATATGAGCGGTTCGCAACAATTACAAGTCGCGACGGCTATCGTTCGTAAGCTCAAGCCTGATTGTGGGTTCGTTCTCATTGACAAGCTCGAGCAGATGGACCAGATCACACTCGCAGAATTCGGAGCATGGCTTGAAAATGAAGGATTGCAAGCTATTGCGACAAGAGTTTCAACGGGTGAGGAATGTTCCGTAATTATCCAAGACGGTTATAGCGTCACACCCGAAATAATTCAAACACCGCTAGGGTGGCAAGGCGGATTTTAAAAACAGAAAGAAGGAAGAATCATGAAAAAAACAGAAACATTTGTCGTATTACGAGATAAAGAAACGGGACACTTTTTAGTGGAATATAAAAACAACGGACGAGCTTTAGCTTATTCAGCAAAATATACCGATAAATTAAGAAACGCTTCAAAAAACGACGTAACGGCAACGAAAGAACAAATCGAAGACTTCGAAAAATTGGCTAACGCTTTCGATTGTGAAGTTTTAGTCGTCGAAGCAGAATACACACTCAAAACGTTAGAAGGTGACGAGCCGGAAGACTTGACCGAATCGATTGAAAAAGCAAAACGAAAACAGTTTAAAAACTTTTTAGAGCACTTGCTATCTGACGACGAGGAGGACTAAGAAATGCAAATTACAAGAGGAAGGAAGGCGCGGGCTCAAAAAGTCGTTATCTATGGCCCTGAAGGAATCGGAAAGTCAACTTTTGCAGCGCAATTTCCGGAGCCGGTATTCATTGACACGGAAGGCTCGACTGACAATATGGACGTGGCTCGTATGGATAAACCGACAAGCTGGGCCATGCTAAAGAATGAAATCGCGTTTATTAAAGCGAATTCGGACGCTTGCAAAACGCTAGTCATTGACACGATTGATTGGGCGGAGCAGTTAGCTGTATCTTATGTTTGCTCACAACACCAAAAGAACGGAATCGAAGACTTTGGGTGGGGCAAGGGTTATACATACGTCCAAGAGGAAATCGGGCGTTTGTTGAATAGCTTGTCTGAGCTTGTGGATATTGGAATCAACGTTGTTTTGACAGCTCACGCTCAAATTAAAAAGTTCGAGCAACCGGACGAAATGGGAGCGTATGACCGATACGAATTAAAACTCGGACAGAAAACAAGCTCGAAAACAGCCCCGCTTGTCAAAGAGTGGGCGGATATGGTGCTATTTGCGAATTATAAGACGTTCATCATGACGACGGACGACGGTAAGAAAAAAGCGCAAGGCGGTGAGCGTGTTATTTATACCAACCATCGCCCCGCATGGGACGCAAAGAACCGTCACGGCTTACCGGATCAATTACCGTTTGATTTTGGAAGTATCGCGCATATCTTCAACAATCCGGCACCAACACCACAAACAAAAGCGGAAACGCAACAGCCTGAAATTGCGGAAACAATAAACGCAATCGCTGACGATATCAAACAAGAGCGCGAACGTGCTAAACAAGCACAAATGCAAGAACAACCGCAAACAAGCGGCTTATTACCACAAGCCCTTATCGATTTAATGACACCGCATAACGTCACAGAAAGCGAATTGCAAGACGTGGCATATATCCGCGGACACTTCCCGATGGGAACGCCTATCGAAAACTTCCCGAGCAATTATTGGGATATGATCGTTGCGAATTGGGACGCTACACTTGAAGTTATTCAAAACCAAGTACGCGCAACCCCTGAAATGCCATTCAACACTAACAATTTATAATTTTTTGAAATAAAAGGAGAAAAACAAAATGACACAACAACAATTTAACAACACTAACAACTTTGACCGTGAATATGACTGGAACGACACTATCCAAAAGGATTCTGAATACGTCCTATTACCTGAAGGCTTGTATTACTATACCGTTAAAAGCTATGACCGTGGACGTCATACACCGAACCCGCAAAATCCGGGCAAATTACCAGCTTGCAACAAGGCAACGATTCACGTTTTAATTGAAGCAAACGAGGGCGAAAAAGAACTCACGCACAACCTATTCTTGCATAGCTCAACCGAGGGAATGTTATCTGCATTCTTTGGTTCAATCGGACAAAAACGTAAAGGTGAGCCGCTTCGCATGGATTGGAACGCAATTATCGGTAAAGTCGGAGTATGTAAGGTGGGAATCCGTGAATACAACGGCAATAAATATAACGAAGTAAAAAGCATGATTTACGCGGAAGACGTGGACTATACAAAAGTATTGAACGCACAACCGGGACAAGCAACGGCTGGATATCAACCACAACAAGGATTCCAACAACAAGCGCAAGGATTCAATCCCGGTAAATTTTAAGGGGGTATAAATGGAATTACGGCCTTATCAACAAGAGGCGCGGGAAGCCGTTCAGAAGGAATGGACGGAAGGGCGAAAACGTACCCTTCTAGTCCTTCCGACTGGAACGGGGAAGACGGTCGTCTTTTCAAAAATTATTGAAGATCAAGTCAGAGAAGGAAAACGCGTCCTCGTACTTGCTCACCGCTCTGAATTACTAGACCAAGCAAGCGACAAGCTCAAGACAGCGACGGGACTCGGTACGGCGCTAGAAAAAGCGGAGAATACCTCGATTGGTTCATGGTATCGAGTCGTTGTCGGTTCAGTTCAGACAATGCAGCGGGAAAAACGCTTGAATCAATTCCCGCCTGACTGGTTCGATGTGATTGTGGTCGATGAAGCTCACCACGCTATATCAGATGGATATCAAAAGGTATTGAATTATTTTAAAGACTCGGAAGTTTTGGGGGTAACGGCTACACCAGACCGGGGGGATATGAAGAACCTCGGCTCATACTTCGACAGTCTAGCTTATGAATACTCATTAGTGCAAGCAATTAAAGACGGTTATCTTTCCAAAATTAAAGCCTTGACAATTCCGATTGACCTTGACTTATCGAGTGTTTCAATGTCTGCTGGAGATTTTAAAGCTAGCGACGTCGGAACAGCACTTGATCCATATCTGGTACAGATTGCGGATGAAATGGCCGAATATTGCAAGGATAGAAAAACAGTCGTATTTCTTCCGCTAGTTAAAACAAGCCAAAAATTCCGCGATATTTTGAACGAGCGGGGGTTTAAAACCGCTGAAGTAAACGGCGAATCGAAAGACAGAGCAGAAATTCTCGAGGACTTCGAGAAAGGACGTTATAACGTTCTTTGTAACTCTATGCTTTTAACTGAAGGGTGGGATTGCCCTTCAGTCGATTGCGTGGTGGTATTAAGACCGACAAAAGTCCGGGCGCTCTATTCGCAGATGGTAGGCCGTGGGACGCGTCTATTTCCTGGAAAAGACGAGCTTTTATTACTAGACTTTTTATGGCACACAGAACGGCACGAACTTTGTCGTCCGGCTCACTTAATTTGTGAAAGTCCGGAAGTGACTAAAAAAATGGTCGAAAACATGGAAGAAGAAACGGGCGTCGTGATTGACCTTGAGCAGATGGAAGTCAAGAGCGCTGAAGACGTCGTGGCAGAACGTGAAGAAGCACTAGCGAAACAACTTGCGGAAATGAGAAAACGGAAACGAAAACTTGTCGATCCGCTTCAATTTGAAATGTCAATTCATGCCGAAGACCTATCGAGCTATGTCCCTAGTTTTGGGTGGGAAATGTCCCCGCCTTCAGAAAAACAACTCCGAGCACTCGAAAAGTACGGTATTTTTACCGAAGAAGTTGGGAATGCTGGGAAAGCTAACTTATTACTTGACCGTTTGAATAAACGTCAAAGTGAGGGGTTGACTACGCCGAAACAGATTCGTTTCCTTGAAAGTCGAGGTTTTAAAAACGTCGGAATGTGGTCGTTTGAAAGTGCTAGAAATATGATTGACCGAATAGCGGCGAACGGCTGGAGATTACCAAGAGGCGTCGTTGCAAGGGAATATATACCAAGTTAAGAAAGGGAAATAAAGGGTAAAATGAACAACGAAAGAGAATTTGACTTGTTGCCATTGCTAGAGCATATCAACCCGGCCATTTTATCCTATCAAGAATGGATAAATGTCGGGATGGCTCTAAAACATGAAGGATATACCGCGTCGGATTGGGACAACTGGTCGCAAAATGATAGTCGGTATCGTAAATTTGAATGTTTCAAAAAGTGGGACACTTTCAATGAACAAGCCGGCTCAATTGTAACGGGTGGGACAATCGTCCAACTTGCAAAAGACCACGGGTGGGTGAATCCATACTCAAGCGATAGCGAGGGCGCTCACGAATTAGACTGGAACGATACCATTGATAGAGATTACCGTGTTATCGATAAAAACTGGATAGAAGGTAAAGAGATTCATGAGCCTACAATTTGGAATCCAGTCCAAGAAATTATCCGATACCTCGAGGCCTTATTTGAATCGTCCGAAAATGTCGGTTATGTCACGGAAAGCTATCCGAAAGTAAACGACGAAACGGGCGAAATCGAAAAATGGCTTCCGACAAAAGGAGCGTATGACCGAACAGCCGGACAGTTAATTGAAGCTCTTAGTAAATGTAACGGCGATATCGGGGCAGTCCTCGGAGATTATCACCAAGAAGCCGGCGCGTGGATTCGTTTCAATCCCCTCGATGGTAAGGGTGCAAAAAACGAAAACGTAACTGACTACCGATATGCCCTTGTTGAATCGGATAGCATGAGCGTAGAAAAACAAAATGCTATTTATAAAGAACTTGAACTCCCTATCGCTGCTCTTGTATATAGTGGGAACAAGTCCTTACACGCTATCGTGAAGGTGGACGCTGGAAGTTATGACGAATACCGAAAACGCGTTGACTACTTATATAAGATATGCCAAAAGAACGGGATATCAGTCGATACACAAAACCGCAACCCGTCGCGCTTGTCCCGTATGCCCGGATTCGAGCGAAACGGACAAAAGCAATTTTTAGTTGATACCAATATCGGAAAAAGGAATTGGGAAGATTGGTATCAGTATATCGAGGATTTAAACGACGACTTACCAGATCCGGAAGGGTTGGTGGATAGTTGGGACAATCTTCCAGAGCTAGCCCCTGAATTGATTGAAGGAGTCCTTAGACAAGGCCATAAAATGCTGATAGCTGGACCGTCGAAGGCCGGGAAGTCGTTTAGCTTAATTGAAATGTCAATCGCAATCGCTGAAGGTCGAAAGTGGCTAAATTGGAATTGTACGCAAGGCAAAGTTTTATATGTCAATCTTGAGCTAGACCGCGCTTCATGTCTTCATAGATTCCGCGACGTTTACGAAGCTATGGGATTGCAAGCGAACAACCTACAAAATATCGATATCTGGAATCTCCGCGGTAAGACAGTACCGATGGATAAGCTAGCGCCAAAATTGATTCGTCGCTCACTCAAAAAGAATTATATAGCGGTTATCATTGATCCGATTTATAAAGTCTTGACGGGTGACGAAAACAGCGCGGACCAGATGGCACACTTTACTAATCAATTCGACAAAGTAGCGACAGAGCTCGGGTGCTCGGTGATTTATTGCCATCACCATTCTAAAGGTTCTCAGAGTGGTAAAAAATCAATGGACCGTGCTAGTGGTTCGGGAGTGTTTGCTCGAGATCCTGACGCGCTTATTGACTTAGTGGAATTAGAAGTCACAGAAGAATTATACACGCAACGGATCAATCATACGGCTTGCAGAATTTACAAAGAAGCCTTACAAGAAAAGAATAATACATATTATCAACAATATGTTAGTCTTGATGATTTATATAACGCTAGCAGCATGAGAGCACACTTTGAAAAAGGAATTCAAGACGTGCTAGAACGTGCTCCATACGTTGATAAAATCAATGACACACGTAGAGCGATTGAGATATCGACAGCATGGCGCGTTGAAGGTACGCTTCGAGAATTCGCGAAGTTCAAACCGGTGAATATGTGGTTCTCTTATCCAGTGCATTTCTTAGACGATTCGGGCATTCTTGCAGATATCCAGCTAGACGAAACAAACGGAAATAATTCGCCTTGGAAGAAAAATTTCGATAAGAAATTAACAAAAGAAGAACGGACCGAAAAGCGTTCTGAAAAAATCGAAACAGCTATTGAAGCTATTTATGATGGAGTAAGCTCCGTCAAAATTGATGATTTAATCGATTATTTTTCGACAGAAGATAAACCGGTAAGCGAAAAAACAATTCGCAGATGGATAAAAAATAATGGCAATTTTGAAGTCAAAAACAAAGAAATTATAGCAAAAACAGACAGATAGGGACAAGGACAAGGACAAAAAACAATCGAAAATGTCCCTAGGGACAAAATGAGGGACAAGGACAAAGTCGAAGGACAAAGTCGAATGTGTCTATCGAAAATGTCCTTGAGGACAAGGGACAAATTATCGAAAATGTCCGTGTCCCTATAAAGTCAATTTGAGGGACAAAATGAGGGACAAACTCGATTATTTATCGAAAATGTCCCTAGGGACAAAATGAGGGACAGAATATCTCCCTCTGTGAGGAGAGATATTTAGGAAAATGTCCCTGAGGTCCAAGGGAACAGGAACAGGAACAGGGGGGCTTTGCTCCCGCCCCCTGTAACCCTGTAACCCTGTCCCCTAACATGGACGAAGCGCGAGAGCGTGGAACTAAAAAGAAAAAGTAAAAAGAAAATGCAAAATTAAAAAGGTAAAAAGGTAAAAAGTTATGGCACGAAAGAAAAAAAGATATTCGGTAAATTTGGATATTGGTAAACAAATGCCTCCGCTTTATCACACGTTACCCGGTCAAGATTTTTGGTATTCAGATTCAGAGGTTTTGAAATGGATCGCGAATCAGCCGATTCTCTTGAATTGGGTAAAAGACCAACTTAGAACAGCGGGATATATTACCTATGACGCGACAACTGGAAAATGGACCGGGGTCGATTATAGAAAAGAGGATGGAATATGCAAGTAAAATTTTTTAAGTCGAACGTGAAATTCTTTTCGCAATTTGAAACGGAAGTCAATCTTTTTTTAGCATGGCTAGAAAAAGAAAAAAAGGTTTGGGTGAATACCGAGATCAAAATTTGGGGTGATTATGTCATGATATTTGTATTTTACGAGGACGAATAATATGATTGAATTCTTTTTACCGATGAAAAAAATACCGACAACAACTCACCAGCAGAAAAAGGTAAACGTCCGAAATGGTAAGCCGGTATTCTATGAGCCGGTGGAATTGCAAAACGCTAGAGCGAAATTTGAAGGCTTGCTTGCGCGTCACGTTCCCCCGGATAAAATACAAGGAGCGGTTCGTCTGACCGTCAAGTGGTGCTTTCCGATGATAAAGGGAACATACGACGGACAATATAAAACGACGAAACCAGACACGGATAATTTACAAAAGCTATTTAAAGATTGCATGACGAAAGTCGGATATTGGAACGACGACGCTCAAGTAGCTAGTGAAATTTCTGAAAAGTTCTGGGCGAAGATTGTCGGAATCTATGTAAGAGTGGAGGAATGGAACGATGAATTACATACATTTTTTTAGCGTGGAAGTTCCAGAGTGGATGGCTAGAAGTAACCAGATGGCGCAACTAGCCGGATTCGGTTCAGACCGGTATTGGCATTGGGTGGCGTCCTCGATTGCTGAAATTTGTAAAAAGTACAATGATAACGATCTAGTCGTGCAGCAATTCGGGCTCTTGTTTGAATGGCTCGAGTCACAAGCGGAAGGAGCAAAAACATGAAAGAAAAAACTTATTTTGAAATTTTGGAAGAAATGGAACAAGATAAACTAAAAAAGTTTGATCCACAAACGGCGCTTGGTGCTTTATGCGCGAGAGTTGTTAAACGGTTACAAGATGATGAACAATTAACTGAGGATAATTTCATAATCCCGATTAAAAAGCAATTGTACGAAATATCAGTCAAGAAGAAAGAGGTAGAGAATGGGACTAGTGAAATATGACAACGAGCAAAAAAAACACTTGCGGGAAAATCTGAAAAAATTCACAGAAGAACAAGGGTTGCAAAAACAGACTTAGCAGATAAACTCGGCTATGCTTACAATACAGTTATTTCATGGTTCAATGGTTCGCGATTACCGAGCCAATTCGGAATCGAAACTCTTTGTGATTTTTTTAAGGTGACAGACGTCGAATTATTGGGCTCACCGATGAAAGTCCGTACTTTTGCATATTACCGAAAAGACGAGCTAACAGCAGTCGGGAGTTTACAAGAAATCGCGGACCAGACCGGGGCGAATGTCCGGACGTTAAGGAGTTTGGTCGCTACAACGAAAAATCTAAAGAAGACACGGGGGACGTATGTCATAGAGATTGAAGACGAAACGCGTTACACAGTCGAGTTTAAACAAACTTTTACGATTGATGAAATTAAAGCGAAAAATCTCGATTGGTTACTGAATAACCCGATGGTTGAATTGAAGGAAGTGACGGAATGAATTTTAGTCAACAAATTAAAACAAGCAAAAGTGACGAATATTACACGCCTAGATATGCAGTAGAAATTATTTTGCCTTATCTTGAGAAATTCGATCATATCTGGTGCCCCTTTGATAAAGAGCATAGCGAATTTGTAAAAGCGCTACAAGAGAGAGGTAAAAAAGTTACTTTTGGACATATTGAAACCGGGCAAGATTTTTTCAGCTATGAGCAAGCACCAGCGGGGGTGGATTGTATTGTTAGCAACCCGCCTTTTAGCAAAAGACAAGCGATTTTTGAAAAAATGTACAGTCTTGGATTACCGTTTGGTTTAATAATCAATATGAATGGTCTTTTTGACAGTAAAGCAAGGTATGAACTTTTTAAACAAAATAATTTTGAGTTATTGATACCGAAAGGACGGATGAGATTTTTTGACGAAACAATGGAAGTTAAAAACAGTCCTAACTTTCAGAGCATATACGTATGTAACGGGATTTTAGAAAAACAAATTGAATTTTGTGATATGGAGATAAAATAAGAGGAACGAGAAGATGAATGTTAAAGAATTGATTGAAAAATACGAGTATTTGAATCATAACTATTTCAGAAGGGTTGATACGTCTGAAGTTTTGAGAGATTTAAAACAACTAGACGAACCGCAGAAAGTCGTAGTACCACAATTTGTAGCGGATTGGTACGAAAATCATAAAGATGATTTAGAATATGATATTTGGGAATACATTTTGCGCTGGGGCAAACAACAAAAGTCTGAATTTTATGAGTGGATGAATCATGCCAATAACAAACCATTACAGACTCTAGCCAACATGCACCAATTCGGCTACACAGTCGAGAAAGAGAAGCGGTATCGGGTTGTAATGCCTAACGTTTCTTCAACTGGAGGTGTTTTGACCCGTATCAAACATGACGATAGCTGGATTTGGATTGATACACTCGGGACCATCGTCGAAGGGCGAACTCACACCCGAAAAGAGTTAGAAGAAGCTGGCTTTGGTTGGATATTTGATTGTGAGGGAGTGGAAGTTGAAGAGGTAACAGAATGAAACGTTTTTTAATTGGATATTGCCTATTATCAACTTGCCTACTGTTTATGCAGAGGTCAATTAAAGTCACGCAAGTACAGACCTTGCTTGTTTATCACGCAGATAATCAAGGATCAGGAATAAAAGGAATTGTAAGCGACAAGAAAAAAATAGGCAGCTTATATACGATAACGATAAATGATAATGTTTTTGTGGTAAATGAACAGAAATATCAAAAAATTAAAATCGGGGACGAGGTGAAATTTTGAAAGTTTGGATTGTGAGAAAGTATTTGAAGACGACAAGGATGGAATATAATCGATCATCACCGTTTGAAGAAGTCGAATTTCAAACGAAAGAAGAAGCGATTGCTTATAGAG